CTTTTTTGAAATTTTGCGTTTGCACCATCAGGGATGGGTATCCAACCGGGCCTATTATCGACAATATGCTCACCGGGGTATAATAGTATAGTAGTATTACCAAATCTATCGTTATCTAAACCTTGCTGATATGAAAATCTGGCTGACTCGATTAATGCTCTTTGAATTGTCTTAAATGGACGGGTAAGAGAATTACCTTTATTATCTACACTATCAGTTGCATCCAAGTCATTTGGACTTACATATAGTATATTACCTCGCACATTTTTGAGAAAATTCTCTAATCTGGAAAGACCCATGTTATTGTTCCGACCTAATAGTATCCGTTATGGATTATTTAGCAAAGATATAGATGCGAAAAAAACTAATAGGGTCATTTTTTGGCCCGAATTTTTAGTCGCCCTTTTTTGGAATTAAAAGCTATTTTTCCCTGGCTAAAGAGGTTCTGCGTAAGAAATCATATCTTCACTCGTTGTTGACCTAACAAAATTCAGTACGTTCATAAACTCTTGAACAGTATCACATTCTACAGTTTTTTTTTCACCACTCTCGGAGTACAGGTATACTTTTCTTTTTGAGGGATCAATCACGCACTTTGATAACCAATCCTCTTCCATAAAAACTCCATTTTCTCATACTATAGCACTATGTAGGTGATTTGTCAATTACTTGTTAATACTATAGACAGAATTGTCACCGGGATAATCATTAATACTTGCTCCTTCATACTCAGGAATAAGTTTTTCAATATCCTTTCTTTCAGCGAACACATGAAAGAAACAATTTATAGGGAGTGCTCCTTGCGACTGTAAGAATATATTTTCATCATCCCATCTTTTTACGATTATGTCTTGATGCACACCGATTGATTGTAATTGAACGGTTATTGAGTCAATATCGACAAGATCTTTCCAATATTTTGGTAAAACAATTTTTTTTTGATTTTTTAATCGACCACGATAATACACAGCAGACTCAGGGCCTTCGATACATATATGTCTTAATCTATATCCACTCTTACTTGGATGCTCTATATCAAATGCTTTTGCACCTGATGATTTACCACTCGCAGTGCTTACGCTTCCAACAAAATTAGATGCAGTGATTGTTCCAGTAGCTTTTATGTCTCCGGTTTGGTCTGTGTTTCCTATGATAGTGACATCACCTTTGACAAATAAGGCATTTATTGCACCTGCATTTCCATCCTTTCCGATCATCACTGTACCTTCAGCAGTAGAAAAATCATCTGAGTTTCCAACTTGTAAAGGCCCTTCGATATATGCAGAGTGTTTTACTCTTCCTATACCTTTTCCTAATGCATTTGGTGGATTAATGTCTTGATTAGCAATTACTAATTGACCATTGTTTACAAACACCTCATCAAAAATAAATGCCATTTTAACCTCCGTAGTTTAAATAATTAACTGTATTTTCAGTTGCGATGGACATTCCACGAATAAATTTTGCCATAAAATTAATTGTGCAATTCGACTCTAATTTTAAAAGAGTACTAGCACTTATATGCATGTTACACGTTGCTTTTATATTAACATCTTTTGCCTCCATGTCAAGTTGAGTTGTCGCTTCTATTGTTAATGCTTGATTTGCTTTAATGTTAATATTTTTTCCAACCATGTTTATATTTCCATTCTCAGCAAGAATATCGATATCCCCTGAGATTGCATTTACAAAAATCGCAATCTTTTCTGGATTAACATCCTCCCCTGATTGAATCTGAGTAACTCCGGGTGAAACTAATGTAGTATATCCTGGCCTTGTACCATCTTGATCCATCGCATAATAATGTCTACCATCAAGAGCAACAACTTTAAAACTTGATGTTACATCTTTCTCTAATCCAATACCACCAAATTGCACAAGAGCATCTTGTGTTCCTATCGCTTGCGTCCAGTAATTCTTTTTCTCTGCCATGACTAACTTTTTTTATATTTAGTACCCATATCCACCACCTCCACCTGTGTCAGGAGGAGTGTAAGGTGTTGGATCAGGTGCAGGACTTGGAGTTGGATCAATAGTTGGTGTTGTTGTAGGAGTTGAGGTTGGTGTAGGATCTGCAGTTGGAGCTGGAGCAGTTGTGAAAGTAGATGGTTCAACCACATCAGGTTCTGCTGTTATTACATCAGTTGTTACAGTCGGTGCAGAAATCTCCTCATCAACTCTTTGAACTCTCGCAACAGGAACATTTACTCCACTTATACTTGCCTCTCTCGTTTCAAATACTCTAATATCTGTACCTGATTTTGCAGATGTTCCAGCAAACTTTACTCCATTTTCAAAATATACATTTCCATAATATTCTTTTCCACCTATGAATCCATTGACATTCAATCCAACAAGATCAAAAACTTGAACTATATCAGATATCACAGGTTCAATCGGAACAGGATCTCTAACAACATCAAAAACTGGAGTAAAAGCTGCATTCACACCAGTCTTAGTTTTCATTCTAATTGTAGGTAAATCTGTAAAATTACCTGCTTTTAAAATTTTTACACCTGATATTTTACCAAATGGTTCACAAACATATGATAATTGAGTTCCGTTTGCAGGTTCAACAACAATTTCATCTACACCACAATCATAATTTATTCCGGGGTTGGCAACTAAAACATCTGATAATTGTAAGATAGCAGGATATTGTGGAACTGATGATTTAGGAGGTAAATATCCAGATCCCGTTTCATTTATAATCACTCTAACCACTACTCCATTCAATATTTCTGTTGTTAAAACTGCTCCTGATCCATTTCTACATGGATCTATAACTTGAACAAAAGGTGGTGTGCTATATCCAAAACCGCCATTTACTAAATCTACAGCAATTAAATTACCAGAGGAATCCACCACAGGATTTGCCTCTGCACCAATACCCCCACCACCGAAAAATTGTAAAGCAGGAGGGCCACATGGTTGAGGGCCAACTTGACATGGATCTGACCTTAATAAATCTCTTATCGTTAAATTGTTAACTTCAGATATTGAAAGATATCTTATTTTTTTATCACCATCAATAAAAATAAAAACTGTCTCTGGATTTAATTTTTCATATGCATTTGCATTAGTGATCGACACACCACTTACGTACCCATCGTCTGTAATGTATCCAACTTTTATATTATCTAATGATATTGATTCTAATGACATTATACAGTGAAAGAAGGTCTTGTAAATTTAGGTTTTGGAATATCAACATTTGCAATATCTAATTTAACATTTTCTTTTACTGCTTCAGCAAATCCAATCATACTTCCTTTGTCGTCAAATGAAACCTCACCACTTAATGCAATTTTCTTTTGTTTTGAACATTTCTCTTCTTTTGTGCATTCTAAAAACGCTGCAGTGGTCGATATAAAAGTTGAAGCGAGTGCCATATCAAAATTTAAACCACCTAAAGCACCAAATCCTCCGATGTCTATTCCTGATATTGGTAATCTTCCTCCCAATACATTGGTTAAAACTTGTGGTGCAATACCACCTAAATTTCCAACTGCATTTGTAAGTGACAACATATCACCAGTTGTTATCGCAGCAAAAGTTGCTCCTGCAGCTTGCATTAATTTAGGGTCAATACCTAACGGGCCGGATAATGATGAAAATGCACCCACAATATCGTTATTGTCTAGAGATTGTATCACAGAAGAAAGAGCACCAACACCTTGATTACTACCTGATAGATCAACTAAACTTGTTAATGCAGCAGCATAGTTACCAGATTGAAATGCAGAAGAGATGGCACCCGCTTGATTCGCATCAATACCAGCAGAGGCAGCTAAAGCAGCACCTATACCCGCATACAATTGACCATTTTCAAACGCAGTTATAACATTTTCTTGGGTTAATGCATTCGATAATCTACTTTGAGGTCTTTCTCCATCAGTGGAGGTAAGGTCTATAGCATCATCAAATCCTTTCATAATATCATTAATTGTGCCTGACATGATGTCTGCAAGTAATTCTTCTGTTTCACATGGAGGATTTGGATAATAGTATCCATCAGGTGCTGGAGGAGGTAATAAATCATCAGATGCTCCTCTTCGTTTTAACGATCTACGTAATGCTGCTGCAATTAATCTCGCAAGATCACCTTTTATCTTTGAAAAAACACATGCCAATTTATTTTGTGCTGCAATATTTTTTTCAAGTTGTTTGATTCTATCTAATATACTTTTATCTTTCTCTGAGACTTTAGTTTTCTCATTTAATTTTTCCAAAGTATAATCATGAACTTTTTTCATAATCGTGGCAACAGGAAATGCAATTAATCCGGCAGTGTTTGCGATTAAATCAGATATTTTTTCATTTACTTTTTTTGATGCAGCAGCATCTGGATATTGATTTAATTTATCTGTTAAACTTTGAAATCCATTCTGAAAATTTTCCATGATGGTGGAAATTTCAGCCATAGAATCATTGTCTTTTGGACAAGAAATATGTTGAACTCTTTTTTCTATTGCTAATTTTTGATATTCATCGATACCTGCTATGAGTGGAGCGTCTCCAAATTCTTTATATAAATTATTTGTTTTTAATTTTTTTTGATAGTCTGATGTTTTTGAAGTTCCATCATCCCTATAAGCACTTCTTGGAGCATACTTAGTTAAATTTTGCCCAAGTCCCTCTATTTTTGTCTTCGCATTATTACCAAGCACTCCCATAATGATCGGAACTTGTTCATCATTTCCATCTAAAAAGAATCCGAAGACAAACATTCCCTCCTTGATTCCGGGAGTTTGAAACGATCCTCCTTGACCACCACCCCAGACTGAGTACATGACTTGAGCCCAAGGTAATTGATCATCTGGTATTAAATCACCTTCATCATGGAGTCCGATGATTCTTACTTTATATCTGTATCCCCACCCCGGACAATCCTCTGGACTTTCATATGATGTATCTTTTATATTGTCACGCCACGATGAGGAGTCAGCGACTTGCCCTAACCACCAGTGAAACTGACTCCCAACAAAACCGGGATTATAAAGATTTGATACTTGTTCCATTAATCATCGTATACTAAACACTCTGGTTCATCAGGATGCATATCACAGAATAACTCTAAAGCATTTGGATCATGATGATCTCCTGCTTCGATTTCATCATGATGATGATCGACATACTCTTCGAGTTCATGTAACTCATCGAGTGTATGTCTTCTCATTGGTTCAGAAGTGTTTGGGTCGGCAAGGATCTCCTTGTCTTTTTGAATGTGGTCTTCGATTGATTTCATTTGTTTAATTTGATCCTACGTTTGTATTTATTCATTATAACTTATTTTACTCCATCATGCCAGTATTCTCTGCAACTCTTCCTATTGAGTCACGGACTAAACCCAATTTTGTTGTCGTGTTTTTACCTAAGAGCGTATGAGTCAATCTCATCACTAAATATTTTCCACCAACCATTTTGTTACGAGCTCCATCTTCTTGTTGATTAAGTGATTTATTATCGATACTTACTGTGTCTCCAACTTTATATGATAAATCCAAACCAATTTCAATTTCAATTTCATATAATGCAAGTTGATTATATCTTCTTGATGCTTGATTTAATATTTTCGCAGGTTCAAAAATTTCTTTATCACTTAATTTAAGTTGTTCATCCACATCCCCAGTTGGTAAGGTGCCTGTATCTTTTAAAACATAGGTTGTTCTTGTTGGAACATCTGTAAATTTTTTGTTTAATTTAGGTAATTTTTTTGCAGCTAATTCTAAATCTGACTCCTCTGCCTTTTGAACTACCTCCTCAAACTCACAATTGAAAGGATCAAACAATATCAATTTTGTATTAAAAGCACCCATTGATAATTTACGATTTGCAGTTAAAGCATTATCAATTTTAAATTTTATTATTTTTACATCTTGCTGTTCAGATGATACTGAGACACCCTCTGGTGTTTCATTGTAAATAAATTTTTCTCTTGGTGATTGAGCAAATAAAGAATCTAATGATTTAAAATTATAACCATCTTTATTTTGATAAAAAATAAATCCAGCTGTCTTTCCAGACTTTCCATCTTTTCCTGAGAATGATTTTTTTGCTAACCATTTTAAAATATATAAAGGTTTATTACGATTACCAATAAAATTATAGTTATTTGATGTCTCTTGTATCTCACCGATTGTATTTGATTTTAAATTACTACTTAAAATACTTTTAACTGTGTCTGATATTCTTCCATCATATCTTAAATTTACTATTGCACTTTCTTGATGATTACGAATAAATTCTTCAGATGTCAGAGATAATATAACAGTTTCAGTTTGTGTATTACTTTCAGGAGTTGAAACTTTATTTACAACCATGTCTAATTTAAGGATATTATCATATGAATCTTTAAATGATAAAGTTACATCTTCAGTTCCGACAACTGGTAATCCTTCAACTAATGATTTACCATTATATTTTCCACCAGTATCTTTAAATATGATTTCAGCCTCAATTGAATCTCTAAAAAGATGTTCAGTGTATTTAAATGCGACGGGATTCGCATCAATTAAACTTTGTGATTCACCGCCATCATTCGATGTAATGTTTAATTTTTTTACAAATGTATTAAATGAATCTATAGTTATGCCTTGATTTAATTTTGCCATATTTACCTCTTATCATGTATTTTAGAAAAAACTGTCTGTCTCGACCCATTACCACCACTCACGGCAAGCATGATTTGAGATTTTTTATTACTTGGAGATGGAATGAAAACTGGTAAGAATGAGGCTGTTTGAAGATGTCCACCCTCATAAGATGCATAATTTCTTAGAACATCAATTGATTGAAAACCCTCTGCTTTATTCAAGGCATTTAAGAATCCGGGTGCAGTATTCTCAATCGCAAGAGTGGAGTCCGCATCAATAATAAACTCAGGGCCTTGCTCACCTAATTTATATGTTCCAAGGGTAACACGACCACCCAGATATTTTTTCTCTCTTTTTATCTTATTCAAAACTTTGTTTCCTCTCTTCTTTTTGATATACCTTCCAGTTCTCCCTCCTTTTATTTCATCCCCTAAAATTTTGGATTTTATATCTTCTAATTTTTTTATTCTGCCTCTGATGCTTCTTAACCTAATATTTTTTGTTGCTTGCTCAATCGCTTCGTTTATGGTAAGTTTATCATTTCTTTTGATAAACTTGATTGCCCTATCTATCTTCTGTAATTCCTTATCATAATCTTTCAATATTTTATTGATCTGATCGAAATTTGCTTTATTACCCCTTGTTAGTTCTCCCCCCGCTTTTGATGAGACACCCTGTCTCATAGCTCTCAAGACTTG